TCTGGAGATCCTATTCCTCAAGATGATGTAGATGGTAATTTGTATTTCTTTAGCACTGGTTCTACTTCAGGAAGTTCTGCCACTAACTTAGGTGCTGAAATCAATGCCGCTATTTCAGGAGCTGCTGCTTCTTCAAGTGTTGATTTATTATTTGCTTCTGTAACAGATGCTACATTAACAATTTCAGCTTCTGCAGACGGTACAGCTTATAATGGTATTACTATTGCAACAGGTTCAGGTGCAGATTTTTCAACTCAATTAACTTTAGCTGGTGGTACAGATTCATCAACTGCTAGTACTTGTTTTACTTTAGAAACTCTAAATAAAGGTACTATTATGAACAGTAGCTCTAGTTTAGATGCTTCTGGTTCTCTAGAAAGTGGTTCAGTTGATAATGTAAGATGGGAAGTTGTTAATCCAAATACTTCATCAGGTACCTTTACTTTATTAGTTAGAAGAGGTGATGATAATACTAATACTAAAAATGTATTAGAAACTTGGACTAACCTATCATTAGACCCTAAAGCTAATAACTACGTAGCTAAGGTAATTGGTGATCAAACACTAAATTATAATTCAACAGAAAATTATGTAGCAGTTTCAGGTTCATATCCTAATGTTTCAAGATATGTAAGAATTAGTTCAGTATCATTAACTACTCCAGATTATTTTGATAATACGGGTGCTCCTAAACCTCAATATACATCTTCTATTCCAAGTGCTGGAAGTGGTTCATTTAGTGGAGGTACAGGTACTGATATTGCTTCTGGAGCTAAGTACTATAATGAAATTACTACAAATACTCAAGGTTTAGTAGCAGCTTCTTATACTAATATGATTAGTTTATTAGCTAACCAAGATGAATACAAATTCAATGTAATTTCAACTCCTGGTTTGATTGATGGAACTCATACCAGCGCTATTACTTCATTAGTTAGTAATATCCAATCTCGTGGAGATAGTATTTATGTTGTAGATTCTGCCGTTTATGGTTCTACAGTTGCTTCAGTATCAACTCAAGCTCAAACAAGAGATACTTCATACGCTGCGACTTACTGGCCATGGGTACAAGTACAAGACCCAGATTCAGGTAAGAACGTATGGGTGCCAGCTTCTACGGTTATTCCTGGAGTATATGCGTTTAACGACAATGCCTCTGCTCCTTGGTTCGCTCCGGCGGGTGTGAATAGAGGTGGTTTAGGACAAGTTATCCAAGCAGAAAGAAAATTATCTCAATCTAACAGAGATACTTTATACGATGCTAAAGTTAACCCAATCGCTTCATTCCCTGGAACTGGAGTTGTAGTATACGGTCAGAAAACATTACAAACTAAGTCAAGTGCTTTAGATAGAGTAAATGTTAGAAGATTGTTAATTAACTTAAAATCTTATATCTCTCAAGTTTCTCAAAACTTAGTGTTTGAACAAAACTCAAGAGCTACAAGAGCACAATTCTTAAATGCAGTTAATCCTTACTTAGAAAGTGTTCAATCAAGACAAGGTTTATACGCGTTTAGAGTAATTATGGACGACAGCAACAACACAGCTGATGTAATTGATAGAAATGAGTTAATCGGTCAAATTTTCGTTCAACCAACTAAAACGGCTGAATTTATTTACCTAGACTTTATCGTTCAACCAACAGGAGCTACTTTCCCAGCATAAAAATTGGAAAAGCGAATATTTATAACTGAATAAAACACTAGCAACATGGCAATATTAGACGTAGACGATATTTTCTTCACCCCGTTCGAACCTAAAGTAGCGAACAGATTTTACATGGAGGTAAATGGTATTCCTTCATTCATGATTAAAGGAATCTCAGCTGTAGGATTTGACGCAGGAGAAATTAGATTAAACCATATTAATGTTTACCGTAAAATTAAAGGTAGAGTAGTATGGAATGATTTAACAATGACATTGTATGATCCAATTACTCCTTCAGGTGCTCAAGCTGTTATTGAATGGCTTCGTCTACACCACGAATCAGTTACTGGTCGCGATGGTTACTCAGATTTCTATAAAAAAGATATCCAAATTGGTGTATTAGGTCCTGTAGGTGATGTTGTTTCACAATGGGCTATCAAAGGAGCATTTATTAAAAACGCTAACTTTGGTGAATACAACTGGGATACAGACGCTGCTGCAGTAAATATCACAGTAACATTAGGTATGGATTACTGTGTGTTAAATTACTAAGAAAATTTCAAACATTTTTTCAAGAGAGCTTGGCTTCGGTCAAGCTCTTTTTTATTTTGATATTTATACTCGATATAAAGTTATAATTAAATAAAAGATATGGCTGAATTAAAATTTCCAACAGAGGTTATTGAATTACCATCAAAAGGTTTTTTCTATCCTGAAGGTCACCCACTTAAAGAAGGTAAAGTTGAACTTAAGTACATGACCGCTAAAGAAGAAGATATTCTTTCTAACAATTCTTATATTACTGAAGGTATTGTTATGGATAAACTTCTAGAATCAATGATTGTTTCACCTAAATTTGATCAAAGAGATCTTCTTACTGGAGATAAAAACGCAATTTTAATTGCTGCTCGTATTTTGGGTTATGGTCCTAAATACCAGGTTCAAATGAATGGTAAGACTGAAGTAATTGATTTAAGTAAACTAGATGCTAAACCTTTAAATGTAGAAGGTTTAACAGAAGGTAAAAATGAAATTAAATTTGTTTTACCTAAAAGCAATAACAAAGTAACATTTAAATTATTAAATGGCCACGACGAAAAAGCTATTGATGAGGAAATTGAATCACTTAAAAAAATCTCAAGATCCCCAGGTGAAATTAGCACTCGTTTAAAACATTTAATTGTTGCTATTGAAGATAAAACAGATGATGCCTCTATTCGTGAATTCGTAGATAACTATCTACTCGCTATGGATTCAAGAGCACTTAGAGACCATTATAAAAAAGTAATGCCTGATGTAGATATGTCCTTGAGAGGTGAGGACGGTCGATTTCGCAACATTCCAATTGGACTTAGCTTTTTTTGGCCTGAGCTCGAAGATAGCATCTAAGTATAGAAAAAATCTTTATAAAGAAATACACGAGATAGTATTCCACGGTAAAGGGGGATACGATTGGGCAACAGTCCAACAGATGCCTATTTGGGTTAGAAAATTTGTATTTGAAGAAATGAGATTGTTCTATGAAGAACAAAACAAAGAAACATCTTCAGATTCTACGACAAATGTTATTAATTCAGATGGTACTATAAATAAACCAGCATTTGCTGAAGCAAGTAAAGCATATCAATCTGGTAAAAGAGCCCCAAAGTATAAATAAACTTGGGGCTCTTAATATTTATAACATATAGATACTTTATATGGCTAGATTAGACGATTTAAGACAACAGATTGAAGCATTAAGAGCTGACTATGCTGCTTTAACAGGCAAACCAGCAGCTTTATTTGATGTTAATAACATTACTCAAGCTAATGCCGCAATCGAAACTCTTGAAAATGGCATAGATGCTGCTCGAAGAAAAGCTGCTGATCTTGAAGCAGGGTTTGGGGGGCTTTATGATCAAATTAAAGCTATTACTAGTGAATTAGGTAAACAACCTCAAGAAGCTGACAGAGTAAATAGAGCATATAAAGGTATTCAAAGTATAGCTGAAAAACTTAAATACGATCAACAAGGAATTTTAGATCTTAATAAAAAAGATCTAGAAAGTAATGCTAAAAGACTTGAAACCTTAAGAGCTCAAGCTGTAGAAGGAGCTAATCAAATTAGAGCTGGAAAAGAATTAGAAGGTCTTAATGAAAAAGAATTCCAATCAAGATTAAAATATTTAAGAAATGCTGAATTAATTACTGATGAAGAACAAGCAATTCTTAAAGCTCAAAGAGAAGGATTCCCAGAATTAGAAAAATTAATTAAAAAGAATAAAGAAAGATTAGATTTAGAAAAACAAATTCAAAAATCTTTAGGCCTTTCAGGTGATCTTACTAAACTTTTAGGCAAAATCCCGGGAATTGGGGGAGCAGCATCTGAAGCATTTAGCGATGTAGAAAAAGAAGTTAAACAAATTGCTAAAGAAACTGGAAAAGTTCCTAGTAGATTTGAAACTATGGGGATGTTTGCCAAAAAGTTTGGTGAAACTCTTATAGAAAAAGTCACAGACCCATTAACAGGTATGTTAATGGCTTTTAAAGCCATAAGTGATACAATTACTTCGGTTGATAAAGGAGCAGTTCAACTCCAAAAATCCTTAAGTGTTTCTTATAGCGAAGCTAGAGAATTAAGAAAAGAACTCTCATCAGCAGCTTTAGCTACTAATAATAATTTAATTAATACTAAAGATCTTGAAAAATCTCAAGCTTCTTTAAATAAT